TTCATTGAAACTTAAAAAACGTGGTATCGTAATACCAGACCAGCATTATCCATTAGAAGATAGAGCTGCAGTAGAGTGTGTTAAAAAAGCAATACTGAAAATAAAACCAAAAGTGTTTGTAAATCTTGGTGATGTGGGGGAGTGGGATTCTGTATCTGCCTGGAGATATAAAGATAAGAAATTACCACCACTTGAGTTTCAACTTCCATTAGTAGATGAAGAAATAAGGTTAGTAAACAATGGACTGGATGAGTGGGATGAAGTGCTTAAAAAAGTGGGATGTAAAGAAAAGTATTTACTCCAAGGTAACCACGATCTCTGGTTGGATAATTTTGCTAATAAATATCCTTACCTTTCTGATTACACTTTTTTTAAAGCGTGTAAAATAAAAGAAAGAGGATATAAATATACGGAGTATAACTTGCCTATCCAGGTAGGTAAGTTAGCTTTCTTTCACGGTGCGTTTGCAACAACGTATCATGCAAAGAAACATTTAGAAACGTATGGAGAGAATGTAATGTATGGACATACGCACGATCTTCAAAGACATACACAGACAAAGCTAGGTGGTAATATAGCAGCTTGGTCTTTAGGATGTTTGAAGAATATGTCACACGAAGATAATAAGTGGCTACGTGGTAGATTACATAATTGGGCACACGCATTTGCAATTGTAGATTGGTTTACAAATGGTGAGTTCAAAGTAGAAATTGTAGAGATAATTGACGGTAAGACAACTGTGTGGGGTGAAGTAATAGATGGAAACAAGTAATACCATATCAGATAGTGTAAAAGGCACTTCTACAAATAACAGCAGAAGAAAGTATAATTTTACTGCTAAAAAGAAAAAAGTAAAGAAGTTAAAGACAATGATGGACGTAACTAGAAATGCCAAAAAAGATATTAAATATAAATAACTTTAGTGGTGGTCTTAATGAAAAGACTACTCCAAGAGACTTAGCACCTAATGAGTTTCAACGTGCAGATAATATGAACAATGAAATTCCTGGTAAGTTAACAGTATTTGGAGAGTCTGTAAATGGACCATTTACTGGTAATATAGGTCCTAGTAACGACTATATAACACTTTTAAAACATGGAACTGGATTACATCATATTAATTTAGATAGAGATGTAGATGACGAATCTGTAGGTCCTAATCAATATTTATTTATAAATGATTTTTCAGATTCTAAAGTACGTATTGTAGATATTACTTCGACTGGTAGTTTAGCTACAAAAACTATTGAATATGGAAATAGTGCTTGTAATATAAGTATGTACACAATTGACGGATCAACAAGAATAATACCAAAGTCAACTTCAGGTACAAATCAATCAAAAATTTTTGAATATTATAATTATGAAAGAAAGTTGGGAACTACTAGTACAGATGCAATTACAAATACTCAAGAACTATACGATACTTCTAATATGGATTTAGCTCCTTTAAAAGGGAATACATCAAATTACGATGTAGAAGATTTGCATTTTTCTAACTTTTTTGATCCAACAAATAAAAGCGAAGTATTTTTATTTGATAATTACAGTGTAAATAATGTACAACAAATAAGTAATGCTAATTTATTTGATACTTCCGCTTCTGATAGTTTATACGGAGAACTAGATAGTTATCCAAGTCATGGAACAGATAAAGGTTCTATGGCATTTATGGCTCATTTTACTGATTCGACATCAGATGATACTGGTGGTTCTATTTTAGTAAGTCATACATTTAGATATGGATTATTTTGTTCTTTAGTTTATAAGTCTCAGGATGGATTAATTTCTCAAGAATCTTATCCAGTGTTTATAGGAATAGCAAAACAAAGTATTACGGCAGCTGGTAGCACAGACAGAAATCAAAAATTATATATCCATGTTGTTGGTAGAATGGGTGAACGTGCTAATAGAGTAGCAGGATTTAAAGTGTATTGGGCTAGAATTAATAATTATGTTAATGTAGGTGCTACTTCAAATGATACTGGTAATGTAGGAGCTAAGTATTTATTATGCGAAGTAGATTACGAAAAAGGATTAAGATTGGGAGGAGAACAAGATTATGCTTCATTTAGAGTAAAAGATATTACTACTAGCAATAATCAATTTATTTTTCCAGAAGATGGTTGGAATGGAACTGCAACAAGTACTTCTGCTTACAGTGTTTTAAAACCTTTAGCTATATCTTCTTTGGCAGTTACAGAACCATATACAGGATCTAAAAAACCAAGTGGTATTGGTAGACAAGGAACTACATTTGAAACTAGCGTTATGTTAAATAGAAGAGTTTATGCTGGTAATGTTACTTATTATGATGAACATAATAATTTAATTACTAAAAATGACAGAGTTTTGAAATCTTTGCCAAATAAATTTGATTATTTTCCTACTAATAGTTTTTTAGATGTTGCAGTAGAAGATGGTGATGAAATAATACATTTAGCTGCAATAAACAGTAAATTGCTACAATTTAAAAAGAATAAATTATTTGTAGTAAATTGTCAAAGAGATCTTGAGTTTTTAGAAGTAGAATTAGAGTATAAAGGATGTGAACATTCATATCACGTAACAACTGGTCCTGGATTTGTTGCCTGGTTTAATCGACAAGGCGTTTATATGTACGATGGTCAACGTTTGTTAGACTTAGACTTATCTAAGCTAGGGCAAGGTCGTTTTACGAGCGTATACGACAAATTAGGAGGTTCTACAGTAGATGCTGGATTTACAGAAAGTATTATAGGATATTTACCTGAATCTAAAGAATTAGTAATTAGCAATCCGTCTGGTCAAATATTAAAGTATGATATGAAATCAGAAAGTTGGAGTGAAGGTAAAAACTTTGATAGCAATGCTAACTCTTCTAATGTTGTATCAAGAGCATCAGATGCTGATATAACTAATTTTGTAAATATAAACAATGGAGACTTGGTATATGCTATAGAACGCAACTCCAACTCTCCTAATGATGGATCTAGATTGCGTAAATGGAATAACAATCCTGCTGCTTTTACAGCTAATGGACAAGTATTGTTTAAATCTAAAGAATATGATATGGACAGTCCTAGTGTTAATAAAAGTATTGTAAACATATACATTACCTACAAACGTGGTGAAAATGTATTAATTAAAGGATTTGGTGTACGTGCTAGTGGTGCAGAGATTAGTGATAATTTAGTTTCTGGTCAAACCCAAGAATTAACAAATACTACTGCAAATTTTCAGACACAAAAAATAAAAGTAAGTAATTCATTATTTAAGAATGTTACTTCTTTTGGTATTGAGTTATATGCAGATAGTAGTGGTACAATACATAAAGATTTTACTGTAAATGATATACAAATAGTATTTAGAGAAAAGGTTGCTAGATGAGAAGAAAAGGTTTTGGATCTGTAGAGGTTAGAAAACCTACAAAGAAAAAAACTAGACAAGGTCGTGGCAAACGTACTAAATACGGTAATAAGTTAAGCAAGAAGTATTATAAAAAACGTAAAAGAGGACAAGGATAATGGCTAAAACTGTAAGTTGGATGTGGAAAGGCAAACGTTATTCAGGAACTTTAATTCGTGAAACTAAAACACATAAATATGCTAGAACTAAAAATGGTAAAATTAAAACTATTAAAAAAGGAAAAAAGTAATGGCTAAGAAGAAAGATCCTAAACTAGCAAGAGCAGGTGTGTCTGGTTATAATAAACCTAAAAGAACACCTAATCATCCTAAGAAATCACACGTAGTGGTAGCTAAAGTTGGAGATAAAACAAAGTTAATAAGATTTGGACAGCAAGGCGTAAGAGGAGCTGGTAAAAATCCAAAGAGTAAAAAAGATAAAGCAAGACGTAAATCATATTATGCTAGACACAATGCACAAGATGCTAAACCAAGCAAATTAAGTGCTAGATATTGGTCGCATAAAGTAAAATGGTAAAGGAGTAAAATATGCCTTACGGAAAAGGAACATACGGAAGTAAAAGAGGTAGACCTTCTAAAAAAGCAAAAGCTGCTGGAAGAAAGAAAATGAACGGCAAAGGATTAACTGCTAAACAAAAGAAGTTGCCTAAGAAATTACAAAACGCAATAATGAAAAAGAAAAAAAATGGCAAAAAAAAGTAGAGTAAACGAAGCTGGTAATTATACCAA